ATAGAATCTCAGCGTCAATACGTCCTAAACTTAGACCATCAACTCAAAGTGAGGCGCATCAATAAACGGACGACGACCTTGGGATCTGCGTGTATCGATGTAATCATTCATTGCAGATTCCATGTCACCTTCCCATTGCGCAATGTTTGGAACAGTCCACGCTGCACCCCAACGAATAGGAACATCAACTGCACGTGCTGCCTCTGCCATTGCATCAGCAATCTCGTCATATAGATTTAGTTCCCAACGACCACCATCTACATAAGCCATAAGATCCACAGCAATACCATCCAAGTGCTTTGACTTCATGGTTTGACTTGCGCCCTTGGCTACCAATGCACGTTGTTCTTCAATGGTTCGAAGGCCGCAGATTACAGAAAAGTCTTGCTTGCTAACGCCAATAGCATACTTGACGACAGCAACCATGCGCTCATCAACGCCTTCTAGTTTTGACAGGCTGCGTTTGCCTAGTTTGTAACTCATTTCTTTAACCCTCTCATAGTGCGGATCCCAAATGACGCTGCTATGGAAGCATACATTCCCCATTGAACCCACATTGGTGTTGTCTCCAGATTAGCAAACCCTTGTGCCATTGTCTCTTGCATAGAAGGAATGAAGTTGGCGCACAGAATCAAAACGAAAACTATTGTCCACAGCTCGTCTTTCCAACTGTCTTTACTAGCCTCGATTGCGGCTTGTTCCCAATCCATTTCGCCAGTGGCTTGCTTGAGTTTAATCTCTGCGTTTGCTTTTTGAATGGCTGTCTTGCCATCAATGTATGATGTAGCAAGGCCACCAATTGCTGATACTATCTGCCCAATCATGCGCCACGATCCGTCTTAGCTTCTTTGTTCATCCAGATTCCAAAGCAACCAGTCAATGCGCCCATGCAAACTGAAACCAAACCAGCCTGTCCATTCGTAGGATCAGGCAATGACATGTACCAGTGTACGCTTTGGTAAGTTAAAATTGTAACCACTAGCATCATCAGCCGTGGGAATACTTTGTATTCATCAATCACTGTTGCTGGCATATAAACGCTCCGCTATCCGTTTATGCGTGGTGATTATAACAACTTTTCCATTTTTGTATACTGCCCACACACCATCTTTAATTTCTACTAACCTCAAGACAGACCACCGTTTGGCTGTTGTGAACTACCAAACCCTCTCTTGCCTTTCTGCGTTCTTGTTCGCATTCCTCATAAGTCGCATGGGTTGGCCCAATCTGGTAATACTTTAACTCGGCAGATGGAATGTATTGTATAAAGACCAAGACAAAAATCATCACCACTGACCTCGCGCTGCTCCGATTAAAAAGATAATCCCGCCCAATATCCCAGCACCAACAACAGCTATAACACTGCCAATGATCCAACTCATAATCGCATCTATTGCTTCTTGCTTGCGATACAGTTGCTCCTTGCGTTCTTTGCGTATCTGACCCTCTAACCTAACAAGCTCCTCCCAATGGGATGGCCCCCAATAGGCAGAAATATAAGACTTCAACTCAGAACGAAGGTGATCTGCTTGTTTCTTTGCAGTAAAAGCCTCCAAAGCCTCAGCTTCCACAGACCCACGCATGGTTTGCCATAGAGAAGGTTTCTCTTTTGCTTTGCTTTCTAGGTAGGTAATGTCAGACATTGCAGAGGCCCACTTAGAAAGCTGCCCCGCGCAATCCTGTATCTCACGACCAGTAGAGATCATGGACTTTAACCCATTAAATGCCACATTTGCCGCAGATAATGCAGCACCTATGGTAATGGGATCAGGCATTGGTTTAGCCCGACAAGCTCAGTCTTAACAGCATAATAATTATAGCTGCCGATGAGCCGATCATAATAGCTTCTAGTCTTTTTACACGGTTGAACAAATCTTTGAACTGAATATCCATTTCAGTTTTCATAGCAACGATCTGCTTTTCTATCGTGTCTATGCGCTCATGCGCTGATGCAACAGTACGTTTGTCCATCTTCTTCCTCTTACGGTGCTACAGGCCAATCATCATCAGCAATATTAGGCCATGATGCCAAGTCTGACATATCACGAAGCTCTTGGCGATAGGTTGCCCATGCTGTCTTGTCCTCATTTGTCAGTGGGCTGTCATTCATCTGCGTCCAATCGCTGTCAGCCAATAGCTTATTGCGTGTGGTGCGATGACCTTCGGCAGTTTTAGCGTCTAGCGTGGCCTGATAGGCCGCCTCATGCTCTGCCTTGGTTGTCGTAACGCCATCCTCATCTGTGGTGTCTTGGAACATATCACGGGCAACGTAGTTCTCCATCCAGTTGCCGTTAGCATCTTGGATAACACCATCACGCACAGACGTTTGATATGCTGTGGTGGTAGCTGCAGGTGACTTTAGCACTGGGTCTAGGTCTAGTGCGTCTAGGGTTGCTGCTTTCCAGACACGTGGCAGGGACATGTTGGCGAACTCATTGCGCCACTGCCCTTGGGTCTTTACGACACCTGTTGTTCTGTTTCTGTATTCTGACATGATTGATGTTCTCCTGTGTCAGTTGATTATGCGATTGCGTAAAAGATGTAAGTTCCACCTGATACGTTAGAAGATGTGGCTGTTACTGCAAAGCCAGAACTATAAGGATCAATAAAATCCAAAGTTGTATTTTCAGCATTAGTTAAATGTAGATAAAGCAAGGGGTCATTACCAGAAACAATGCCTCTTTCAGTATCAAACACCCACCAACCTCCTGTGCTGTCAGTACGCTTGATTAACACAAACCTAGCACCGCTACTGAACCCACAGTCAATGTTCTGCGTAGAGCCATTCCCAGTATAACTCCCCACCTTAGACACACCATCTAGGCTTGCGAATAGGTAGCAAATAGCATTGCCAGTTGAGTTCCCAAACGCATAGAAATTAAAGTTATCTGACGCAACGGCCCACGACGATGAACTTGCAGCGGCAGTGCTATTTAAGATAAGTTTTTGTGATGTTCCCAAAGCAGAGTGGTACACATACCAATCATCAGAATTATCTCTGTCTTTAACCCATATCATTTCTGGGGTTACGCCAAGGTTGTGGGGTGGATTATAAGAATAGGCCGCTGGCCCTGACATCTGCGCACTTGCAATTGGTTCAGCAACAACATCAAAGTAGTTGGGGGCACGTTTCCACATCCAAGAGTAGCGTGTAGATAAATCCCCGACTAGGTGGCTATAACCATCCATATAATCAAAGGTAAATTTGCTTGAGGCCTGTTCTGCATCGGTTGAATTAGTCTCTAAGTTTACCGCTCCCGTAAGTCTACTGCCGATCTCATTGTTGGCAGCACTACTAATGTTTGACCTAAAAAGAACTGCATCCACAGGAAACCCGCTGTTGAATGCAGGGGCCGTTGCATCTCGTGTGGCTATAGCAAACACATCAGTCGCACTCTCAGGCACAGCCATAGGGCCACGGCGAATGGCTATGTAGATGTAGGTTTCACCTGATAGATTAACCATACTGTCGGTGCTTGTAAGTTGAAAGCCAACATTAGACGAACCTATACGTTGCAAAGCCTCCTCATCATCAGTGGAGTTAGGGTACAGTGCTGCTCCGTTACCATCTACAGGCATACCCCGCATTGCATCGTATAACATCCACTTCCTTAAATTACTTGTACTCCTTACTAAAACCCATTGAGCCTCAAATCCTAAATCAATAGTGTGTCCAATAGTACTATTACCAGTATAACTCCCACACTTGATAATATCAGCATCACCATCAGGGCCGAACTCACCGTCACCATCGTTGTGGGCGAATAGGTAGGCTACGTAGGTTGCGCCTGAGGTGTTAGTGGCACCTGTAAAAGATGCCCCAACAGTAAAATATGTATCTGTGTAACTAGGGACATTATTTCCTGATACATTTCCTGTATCATCATATAAAGCTGCGTCAGTTTGAAACAGGGCATAAGAAGGGTCAGTTATCCATACACTATAGACACCATTGCTTTTCCTAGCCGCACCTGCCCATTCATCCGTTGCATCAGTCCTCTTGATAGCTATGAATCCAATTTCACCTTGTAAATTGTGGCTTATTTCCCTTCCATTAGTACCATTCCCAGTATAAGTCACCACATCAAAGAACTTAGGGGCTTTGCGGAATGTCCAAGAGGCGTATTCATGTGGAGACCCATTTATGTTGCCGTTTGTCCCTACAGTAAAACCATTTGAATTAAAAGAAGATAGCCCAGTTGACTGAGTAAGTTCAGCGGCAGTAGACTGAGACTGCAATAATTTAAAAGCTCCACGTTCTGTATCATATAAAACATGCTCTACAGTAGTTGATCTAGCTTTTACCCAAACCAACCCACCTTCGCCAGCTAAGTCAACTCCATTATCTATTGCCGTGGAGGTGTCGTTACCAGTATACAAATAAGTGCTGAACACATCTTCTACGTTTAGGCCACCACCACCAGCAGCACCCGCAGCGGCTTGTAGTAACTTAGCTAGTTTCGCCATTCTCTAATTCCGCTTTTAGTCTCTGCACAAAAGCCTCTCGGCCTACTTGTAGCTGCGTTAAGTTAAACTGTGTGCTGCCAATCTTCTGATCCAAAGAACCAATGTGGTTAATGCAAGCCTTGGCTTCGTCCGTTAGCTGATCTTCTGTGTACTCGATGTCGTCAATCGTAATGGTCTTTTTATCTTCAACCATGTTGATCTCCTTCTATGTTACCAAGGCACTCCGTCCCCAGTGGTTGGTGCTTTCTGCGCTGTGATGTCATTACTAATCGCAGTCTCAATAGCTGTCTGGTCAAGCCCTGCTTGCGCCCATGCAATCGCATTCGCCTCTGTTACGCTGTCATACGCAATGAAATCTGCCGCGTCTGCATCATAGGTGTGGCTTGTTGTACCGTAGTTAGACGCAGTGTATGTCACAGCATCATCGCCAGATCCTACTGTCTCTGACCCAGTGCAACGCCAGTGAATAACTGTGATGCCACCGTCTGATAAGTTGCGCTCAGTGTTTGCTACTGACCATGTGTAAGTTACCGCCATGATTTAATCCTTATGTGTAAGAGCCAGCGTATGCTGC